GGTGTGGGTGATGGAAAGCAACGCGATACGACCGATGGTGCGGTAAGAAATGCGGGTTTCACAGTTGGCCAACAAATACCCCAGGCGACCGGTCTCATTGGTGCGAATACGAAGACAGAGGATGCCATCGGAGGCACCGGGGTCTTAGGAAGGACTCACTTCCTTGGGTGTTTCATGTCACAGTCAGCTGGATCGACGATCTTTTCTGATGCAGGTATCACAGAGGTGGGCACCACCGGATCACATCCGATTATTCGAGGTGTGCTATTTACAGCATCCGGTGTGGTTGCCTCTCTGAGTGCCTCCCAAGTATCCAACAACACACCAATAACATGTAGTGCATACCCACCCGCGGGCGGCGATGCCGGATTTGGCCCATTTAAAAATGCCGGGGCCCAGTTAGGTGATGTGATCACGGGATCTTCAAAACAAGACTTTGTGATGATTCTAAACGGTCATAAGATCTCTAACACGTCTACTAACGCGCTCACTGCCTCGTTTGATCCTACTTCTACTAGTTATTTCTCTAAGATCTTCAACACAGATCCTCTGAAGATCGAGGAACACGGTCATTATCTTTATGCTCATTACGACATCCATCCTGTCTTAGCGGTAATAACAGGAACAGACATCGGTAAGGTCATAAGTGGTAGTCTTCCGCTAGGTAACAATATGAAGTCCACACTGGGGTTCATGTTAACCGGCAGTATGAATCGAGCATCTTCTGCGGCCGCTTCCGCCACTAATGTCGGTGTGCCTGACTTCGAGTCATTCACAGATAGGTTCACAACAGCGAAGTCACCCTTCGTGATATCACAGGCCTTCGGTGGCTCCAATAATAATCTATTTAGAGTCCATGCTAGGGACGACGGCGCCAACGGCCAGACCGTCTTTAAGATCACTATTGAGAATGTGCAAGCATCTTCGAATGAAAAAAATAAATTTGGCAAGTTTGATTTACTCGTTCGTGAGTTCGATGACTCGGATCTAAATCCAAAGGTGCTAGAGTCTTTCCGCGGTCTCGACGTAAATCCATCATCAGATCGCTATGTTGCGAGAGTGATTGGAGACTACAACTCGTATTATGACTTCGATAGAAAACCAGGTTCTCAAAAGCTCGTTACTGAGGGAAAGTATCCTAATAGCTCACAGTACATTCGAATTGAGGAGTCCGATGATCTCCGACTAGGTCGCCTAGACGACACAGCCCTTCCGGCTGGATTCAGAGGATTAGCACACCTTGTGACGTCAGGTTCGGCAACAAATGGTGCTGCTGCGCAGAATATTTTAACGGGATCGTATATCCCAGGTGCAGGCGGCGGCACTAATCGGACAGTTGGCATCACGACAGAGGAATTAGCACGTTGTGTGCAGCCACCTGTTCCCTTTAGGGAGAACATTGGAGTGGGCGCGTCTCCGAAGGCTCGAGTTGAGAACTCACTCACGTGGGGCGTTCAGTTTGAAAAGAAGGATCTTATCGCTGAGCTCAATAGGAATCAGGCGGTGGACACCTCGTTGTACAGCTTCGTGAAGTACTTCCCTGATTTCCATCTTTCAAAACAAAATCCGCAAGTTGGTGCCAATGAGGGGACTGCTGATCTCGCTGGTTGTGTGTTAGATGCGGATAGGTTCAACAATAATCTCTTCACGTTGGAGAGGATCCAGGTTATTACCGGCTCAGATAATAGGCCGGATCCGATGCAGTGGCAGGCGGCAAAATATCGTAGGAACGGCACAGCCACCTCGGTATTGATGAACAGGGATAACATTGAAACAAACTTCACACGCTTCCTGGATGCCGGTACGGACTTCAAGCACCTGCCATCACGCAAGTATCTCAAGTTCACGTTCCCGATCCAAGGGGGATCCGACGGCCTCAACATCTTCGACAAGAATAAGACCAAGATGACTGACACAGCAGTGCGCAGGGAGATGGATGATACCAGTGGTGAGTCTAACGCTGAGTCTGCCACTGTGGCATCGGTGCGCAAGGCGATCGATGTCATGGAAGAGCGGTCAGATGTTGACATTCAGTTGCTGTCCCTACCGGGTTTCCGACACGAGGCGATCACAGACTACGCGATTGATGCGGTTGAACGACGATTTGACGCCCTTCTCATCATGGACATCGAAGAGAAGGACACTGTCGATACCTTCGTGACATCCTCTGCAGATCAGCCCATTAATGTGGGTAATACAGTCAATCGATTCTCAGGACGAGCCCTCGACTCCTCGTTCGCGTCGGCCTACTTCCCCGATGTGGTCATCATGGACCCCTCGACCCAGACCAACGTGCAGTGTCCGCCCTCAGTGGCGGTCCTTGGTGCGCTCTCCTTGAATGATGCAGTGGCACATCCCTGGTTCGCACCTGCAGGATTCACACGTGGTGCCTTGAAATCAGTTATTGAGTCTCAGGTCAAACTGAACAGGAATAATCTGGATGATCTATACGTGGCAGACATCAATCCGATCACTGCCTTTGCACACTCTCCTGGAGTTGTGGTCTTCGGTCAAAAGACACTGTTGGCTGCTTCGAGTGCTCTGGATAGGGTAAACGTGAGACGACTATTAATCGAGATCCGTCGTAAGGTGCGTAATGTCGCTAACCGACTGCTGTTTGAGCCGAATCGGGAGGACACCCTGGCGAGATTCACTGCCTCAGTTACCCCAATGTTGACCCAGATCCAACAGCAACAGGGGCTGGACAGGTTCAAGGTACAGATTGACACAACCACAACTACCCAGGCGGATGTGGAGAACAATACGATCCGTGGAAAGATCTTCCTGCAGCCGACCCGTACTGTGGAGTTCATCAGCTTGGACTTCGTGGTGACAAATGCCGGATCCGGGGTTTAATAACACGGTGAACGATATAGTTAGATAAGGAACACCCTTAAGGAGTTAACAGAAAATGGCAGAAACACTTCCAGTCACAGATATGCTACCCAACAAGTTCGAGCCCAAGCGCAAGTTCCGCTGGGTGTTCGCAATTGAGGGAGTTGATGCATTTCTAATGAAGACTGCCGCGCGACCGACCATCACTATTGAGGAGCAGGAGGTCCCCTTCATGAACTCCACACGGTGGCTCGCCGGCAAGACCAAGTTTGATGCGATCACAGTTTCTCTACACGATCCGATCGCCCCTTCCGGCGCTCAACAGGTGATGGAGTGGGTGCGCACACATTTCGAATCAGTCTCAGGCCGTGCCGGCTACGCTGACTTCTATAAGCGGGACTGCCAGCTTAAGCTGCTCGACCCTGTCGGTACTGTGGTGGAGCTCTGGGACATCAAGGGCGCTTTCCTGACCAGTGCCGGATTCGGGGATCTGGATTACGGTGCATCGGATCCGGCGGAGATCTCTCTCACTATCCGCTTTGATAACTGCGTGTTGCAATTCTGATATAGTTACTCGGCAATCGAGTTTTTTAAAAATCCTCCTGGTGTTCGTGATGACATTAGGAGGATTTTCATATTTAGACACCCGCCGCACATCACACTATCATTTCAGGCCCTAGGGCCAGCCGTCGTAAACTAGTTCCTACCAATATTTTAACATAAGTGTATCATATCTACACTCTTTAGGGTGTCTGTACATGTATTTTACGTGTCAACTGTAATGATTAATTTTAGAACAAAGGAGTAGAATCTAAGTGAGCAAAGAAACAAGAGAAGGAAATGAGGTATTCACAGCTAATCAAGCCACCCAGGCAGGATTCCAAACACGAAATGTCATGGCAGATGATTTTGGGTATGAGGTGCCGGTGGAGACTGTCCCGCTTCCGTCTAACGGCATTGTATACCCCCTCGATAGCCCCTTGCACGGCCTGGAGACAGTGGACATCAAGGCGATGACTGCCCGGGAGGAGGATATCCTGACATCCCGAGCGCTGATCAAGAAGGGGACAGTCATCTCAGAGCTCATCAAGTCCTGCTTGGTGGACAAGAACATTGATGTGAATAAGATGTTGGTAGGGGACAGGAACGCCATCATGACTGCCCTCCGGGTGACAGGATATGGTTCCCTCTATAATGTTGAAGTGGATTGCCCGGACTGTGGTGAGAGGTCTAAGCAGGATTTTCAACTGACAGAGCTGCCCATCAAGCGATTGGAGATCTCACCGGTTGCTGAGGGAGCTAACTTGTTTGAGTTTAACCTGCCGGTCACTAAGAAGAAGGTTCACTTTCGATTTTTAATAGGTGAGGATGAGACTGATATCGCAGTCGCCCAGGAGCGCCGAAAGAAGCTGGGCAGTCAGACGGATAACCTAGTGACCACCCGATTGCAACACCAGATTGTGGCAGTGGATGGCGTTAAGGACCGATCTAAGATTAATGTGTTCATTCGTGGCATGCCCGCTCGGGACTCACTGGCTCTGCGTAAGCACGTCGACAAGCATGAGCCTGGAATTGATATGAAACAGTGGATGGACTGTCCCAGCTGCATGGAGTCATCGGAGGTTAGGCTGCCCATGGGGGCCTCGTTTTTTTGGCCTGACTCCGAGTGATAAGGAGGCTTTTCTCCAACAGCTCTTCATTCTGATGTACTACATGGGATTCGGCTACAGGGAGGCCTATACTCTACCGATCTGGCAGCGGGTCTGGTTCATCGAGCGTATTAATGAGGAGTTCAAACGTGCTGCTGAAAATAATGCCAACGTCAGCCGTGCTGCCCACGACAACACTCCAGACCAGCGCGCCATGTCCGGACACGCGAGGTCTCAAGTTCCTGCTAATTTAAGAAGATTCACCTGATTTCGTCTGCTGCCCGCTAGATCTATCGGATAGTTACGCTATGAATTAGGGCGGTGCACCTGTCATGCCGAATGATTTAGGAAATCAGTTAAAACTACAACAAGAGATCAGCAAGGCTCTTAAAGAGCAAGCAGGATTGATGGAACAGACGACCAGGCTGATGAGTCAGCAGGTCGGCTACGCCAAGCAGATGGCTGCCGCGTTGGATGCCTCGCCCATGACAAACATGAGCTCACAGACCCAGGAGGTGACCGAGGGTCTCAAGAAGGCAGCCGGCGAGGCTGACAACACATCCAAGTCCATGGGTAACTTGCAGAAATCCACCAAGTCCTCTAAGGATCAGCTTAAGGATCAGCTCAAATGGCTTGAGAAGAATAGCGTTGCGTTCGGCGTTGCCGCCGGCGCGGCCCGAGGTTTCATCGGTTCTTTGAAGGGGAGCTGGAACATGGCGAAGGCCTTCGGCAAGGGGCTGTTCGCCATTATTGACACCCTCGGGAAGCTAGCCCAGTCTATCATTGCTATACCGTTTAAGATGTGGACGGGATTGATAAAGATGTCCCAAAAGGGCGGCATTGACCCTCTACGCCAGGCCCTGGAAAAAGTACGTGCTGAATTTGGGTCGTTGTCTAGCAATGAGGGTGCCATGATGGCTAACTCCCTCAAGAATCTCCGGAAGGAAGCGCGCAACATGGCCGGCACAGGCCTGAGTCTGGCAAGAGTGTTCGGTTACGGCCGAGAGGGTCTGGCTGAAGCAATGAAATTTAACCAAGAAACTGCCACAGCAATGGGGTCATCCTTCGGCCTGCTGGGTAAGCAGTGGGAGGAAAACGCCACCAAGATCGCCACCTTCCGTAAGGCCTTGGGCATGACTGCTGAACAGCAGGCTATGATGCTCAAGATGGCCCGGGCCAGTGGGCAAGGCATTTCGGAGGCGATGGATGAGATCTCCTCCATGGCAGTCCAGATGTCGGAAAAGTTCGGTTTCTCCGCCAAAGTGATCGGGAAGGCCATGGGAGAGATGATCGCTGACCAAGAAACTTTCGGTCACATGAGTGTAGAGGCGATGGGTGAGACAGCTGTCTATGCAAAGGCGCTGGGTGTCGAGGTCAAGGCTCTAGGGAAGCTGTTCGACAAGTTTAACAACTTTGAGAACGCCGCCAAGGGAGCAGCTGAGCTGGCCCAGGCCTTCGGCATGAGCATAGACCCGATGAAGATGCTAAATGCTGAGAGTCCGGCTGAAATGTTGGAGCATTTACGACAGCAGTTTAAGGCTGCCGGCAATTCCGTCGAGTACATGAACCGACACCAGCTCAAGTTGCTATCATCATCCGCAGGTTTAAGTGTAGAACAGACAAAGTTGGCATTCTCCCAGGTGGGAATGGCCTCTTCCTATGATGACATCAAGAACGGCGCTGAGGATGCTAAGAAGAAGCAGTTGACGCAGGCGGAGTCGATGGCAAAGCTAGCAAGTTCCATCGAGAGATTGGTCAAGAGCGGTCAGCACGGTTTTAAGGGTTTCTTTGACGCGTTTTTGCAGGGATTCAGCAAGGGTATCGTGCGCTCCAGGGAATTCAGAAAGATCATGCGCAACTTGCAAAGGTCACTGCGGACCGTTTATCGTGCTGGCATAAGGGTTGGTAAGCTATTCGTTAAACTATTCCCAGGCATAAAAGATATTGCTAAAGGCTTACGTGATCTATTTGATCCGAAGCGCTTTAGGATCCTGGCGAGGAGGTTGGTCAAGGTTTTCAAGACGTTCTTCATTGACATGAACAAGAATCCTAAGGAGGCAGTGCAAAACCTTCTGAAAAGTCTAGAAAAAACGTTCAAAAGCCAGTTCAGCGCCAGCGGCGGGGCCCTGGCCAGGATCGGAAAGGGTTTCAAGATGTTCTTCAGGGCCATGGGTGGCATCATCGCGGCCCTGATTCCGATGATCAAGAAGAATCTGGCGGAGGGATTGGAAGCCTTGGTGGACCTGATCGTCAATCCACCCACCTCTGCCCTGAAGAAGTCAGCCAAAGGCGCCCAGGGCTTCGTGATGTCGATCTTCGGACCCATATGGCAAGCCATCGCCAGCAATCCCGCGTTGAACAAGAGGATCAGCGGCGCGTTCACCACCCTGTTTAACACACTTTTTGAGAAGCTCAAGAAGTCCAAAATAGTCAACGAAGCGATCGATTGGGCCCTTAAAATCATGTTCTACAAGGCGTTGTTCGGTGGCCTCTTGAATGTCTTTGCAGGCGCTGTTATCGGAAAGCTGGCCGGCATTGTCAGCAAGGGGTTGGGAGCCATCTTCACGACCGGTATAAGCGGGGCCTCGCCGGCGATCATGGCCCAAATGCAGCTCCAAGCGGCGCAGATCCAGGCCTTGGAAGGTCAGCTAGCGGGGACGGGGGCCGGTGCAGCAGCGGGATCCGCCGGGGGTGTGGCGACCAAGAAGTTCCTCGTCGTCCTGGGGGCGGTGATGCTCGCCCTCGCCGTAGTTGTGATTGGTTATAAGTTACTTGACCTCACAGTGCAGGATGCCGTCGGGATCGGGCTGCTCATGGTGGCCATCGCTGGATCTATAGCCCTGATGTCCCCCCCGTTGCAGGCGATCTCGATGATGCCGCCTCTCAATGCTGCCAAGCTGGTTCCAGCGCTGATCGCAATGGGAGCCGTCATGGCAGCTCTGGGCGGTCTGGGCGTCATACTGGTTAGAGAACTGGGCAAGATCGATAAAATGCCCACCCTCGGCGCCGTCGGCGCCTACAGTGCCGTCATGCTGTTAATGTTAACGATGTCACTGCCTCTCATCGGCATCGCCTCCCTTATCGGGAAAATGACGAGCCAGATGGGTCATGCCATCGTCGGCATGGGCATCCTGGGCCTCTTCATGGGTGCCCTCGGCCTCGTCGGCGTACACATC